CAACGTAGTCGGACAGTCCCAGATCTATAACGACTCTATTACCGAGGGTTCGAATGCTGCCGACACGCTATCGACCACCGGAACCTTCCTCAACTCGCTTACCGAATCGGCGACTGCTGGTACATCATTTGCTCCTAACCTCGTCGTCTCGGCAAGCTACAGTGAGCCTGCTACGGCCGCCGCGACATACGTCAATGTTCCGATCTATGCTAACTTGGTTACGGAGTCTGCTGCAGCGAACGACGGATTAACGACAACTGGAACATTCCCGAACGCTATTGCAGAAGCTTCTACGGCAGACATTCAGTACGCTCCGAACCTTGTTTCAGTACGGTCTATCTCTGAAGCCTCTACTGCAGCCGATAATGTCACCGCCCTCCGCATACTTACTGAAGCTATCACAGAGGCAGTTAACGCCGGTGAGAGCTACACGACTTTGATGAATATGCTGAATACGCTTACCGAAGCAGCTAACGCCGGTGAGGCGCTGTGGCCATATCTTATCAGCGGCCAGCCGTCTGTACCGCCCACGAATGACATGCTAGGTAGCGCTATGCAAATGGCTAAGAAGCTGATCACTAAGTTCGGAATGGATGTGGATCTTGTCCTCTTCGTAGATGCGGCTCCAGTCGATATCAACAAGCCTTGGCGAATCTTGAGCGAGTCCGAAATCGTCCAGACTGTGAAGTGTGTGTTCTTTACTACTCAACGTCAGAAGTACAACGAGAACGTGGATCTTCATATCGACCGCTATACAGGTTTCCCAGAAGCGGAAAAGCGGTGTATAATCGCTGCTCAGGGGCTCACTACTGCCCCATCCCTCAAGGGGGAGATTAGAGCACATGGCATCAAGTGGCGGATTATCTCAATTCAGGAATTGGCCCCTGCGGGTCAGTCTATCATCTATACACTCCAGGTCCGGGCATGACCTTCCTTGAGTCTCGGGATGAGATGTTCACCATGCTCAATGTAGCATGGGGATTAAACGCCATGGCCGTATGTGGATTGATCCCTGTCATCTTATGGCAAGGACAAGACACACTTCCTATCCCGGCACAAGGGATCCCTTTCGCGAGAGCTACCGTTAATCACGTAGATGGCCGTCAGAGTGCTCTAACGAATGATACGGGTAATGATCTCTTCGAGCGTACTGGATTCCTAACATTACAGACGTTCGGACCATTAGCAAGTGGCAAAGGTTTGACAATTGCGGAAGGTCTGGCTAATATTGCCCTTAAAGCGTTTGAGGGAAAAGCCTCACCCGGTGGGATCTGGTTTCGCAACTGTCGCATTAACGAAGTCGGAGTGACTGATGGCTGGTACCAGATCAACGTAATAGTCGAATTCTCCTACGATGAGGTCAAATAGATATGGCGAACAAGATTGACTCAAACGTAACTGGACTCCGATACGCCGAGGAGACGTCACTCAAGACGCTCCCCGGTTCTCCTGTCTGGTTTCCCCTCGAACCGAACAAGTACAACGATTTCGGCGGAAAGCTTTCGACCGTCACTCGGAAGCCGATCAGTCAGTCCCGGCAGCTCCAGAAGGGAACTGTTACTGATCTCGACGCTTCCGGTGGGTTCGAACAGGATCTTACCCAGAACAACACTTATCGGCTTCTGCAGGGGTTCTTTTTCGCAGATGCTCGTGAGCTTGTCCAGACCCACAAGTTGAACGTCGCTTCGGTTCCGACTACTGCGGTCTCTGCGACTCTCTACACCTGTGCTCTCGGTGCCTCTGCCTCTGCTACTGGCGGTGACATCGTCTTTGCAGAAGGTTTCGGAGTTGCAGGCAACAATGGTATTCACGTGTCGACGGCTGCTGCCGCCGGTACGATTACGGCACCGGGCCTGGCTACTGAGGCCTCTCCCCCGACAACCGCTTCACTCACGATTGTTGGAAAGCAGTTCCCCTCGGCAGATATTACGGTCGTAATGGTGGCCGGTCTTCCTCGGCTCACTTCTGCAACTGTTAACTTTACGACTATCTGGGGCGGGTTGCTGATTCCTGGTATGTGGGTCTTCGTCGGTGGTGATACGGTCGCCACTCAGCTGACTGGTGGCCTTACCGGGTTCGCTCGAATCAACGCAGTCGCTGCGACTTATCTCGAGTTTGATAAGACGGACTGGACTGCCATCGCCGACGCCGGTACTGCCAAGACCATTCAGGTGTTCTTCGGTAACACCGTCAAGAACGAGTCGACTGCTGCTCTCATCAAGCGTCGTACCTACCAGCTCGAGCGTCAGCTTGGTAATGACGCCGATGGCATCATGTCGGAGTACCTTGTCGGTTCAGTCGCAAACGACTTCACCATCAATGTGAAGCAGGCTGATAAGGTTACGATCGACATGAACTTCGTTGCAGTCGATAACGAGCAGCGGACCGGACTCCAGGCTCCTAAGACTGGTGGCACCCGACCCGCTATCGTGACGAAGCCCGCGTTCAACACCAGCTCGGACTTCTCCCGAATCAAGCTCGCACTTGTGGACATTACTACCCCGGTTCCGACTCCCCTGTTCGCGTTCGCGACTGATATGAATATCAAGATCGCGAACAATGTCTCTCCGAACAAGGCAATCGGTACTCTGGGTGCTTTCGATACGACCGCTGGAACGTTCGAGGTTACTGGTAAGCTGACTGCTTACTTCTCGAGCATTTCTGCAGTCGCTGCTGTTCGGAATAGCTCTGACGTAACCCTGGACATGGCGATCGTTAAGAGCAACGCCGGATTCGTTCTCGACCTTCCGCTCCTCACCCTCGGTGATGGTTCGCTCAAGGTTGAGATGGATAAGCCGATCGATCTGCCGGTGGATCTCTCGGCCTCTGCTAGCAAGTATGACCATACGTTCCTGATCGCTGTGTTCCCCTACCTTCCGACGATCGCGGGGTAGGTTGAACAACCCGAGTGGCGGCGGGTCAATCCGCCACTTTCACCAAATCCTTGACGAGGAGATGTTATGTCGCTTTACAAGCAGTTCAAGACAGACGAGAAGTACGAAGTTGATGGTATCAATATCGAGTACGGAACTGGCACGAACAATAAGCCAATCACCTTCCGTATCGCACGTGCTGGTGGCAGCAACCAGAAGTATCTGAAGCTCCTAGAGAGTCGAACGAAGCCATACCGACGTCAACTTCAGAACGACTCTTTGGATCTGAAGGTGGCTGAGAAGATCTTCTTGGAGGTCTTTGTTGACTCGGTTCTTCTTGGCTGGGAGAACGTGGAAGACGCGGCGGGTGTTCCTCTTGCGTTTACTCGTGACAATGCCATCAAGGTGTTTACGGATCTGCCGGACCTTTACAACGATCTTCGTGAGCAAGCCGCTAAGTCGTCTCTCTTCCGCGCTGAGATTAAGGAAGTAGACGCAAAAAACTGACAGAGGTCCTGCTTTATGCTCTAGAGCAGGGACCAGTCGAAAAGACGATCATAGAGCAATGTATCAGGCAGCGGCTTCCGTTGCCAGAAAGAATTGCGAATGCACCGGAGCTCAAGTTAGGCCTGGAACTCTTCTACACGGCCTTTCTTGAGCTTTCTACTTGTCGCTCTACTGGCATGGGAGTTGGACCGATACCGTGGACCGCAACTCATACTTACTGCGAATGGAATAGAATCTACGGGCCTCAAAGAGAAGACCTTTTCTACTTTGTCCAACATCTAGACTCCGCGTATATGGAGTATCAGAATAAAGAGGGTAAGTAGATCATGGCCGACTTGATAGGATGGGGGGCAAAGTTGAAGTATATGTCCCGTTCTATCGACGGTAGGACACACCGATTACTTCGTGAAGTTACCATCGCAGTAGTCGAAGAACTCGTATACGCCACGCCTGTTCTTACAGGTCGTGCCCGCTCCTCTTGGCGAACTGGTATCGGTCGCCAACGAGTTGGTGTTCCTTATAAGCAGCCTAATAAACCTCCTTCACCTGCGGCTGGAGCTCAACGATCAATCGATGAAGCCCATGAGGCCGTTAAGCAAAGAACAATCGGTGGTAAGTCTGTTTTCATATCGAGTAATCTCTCCTATATGGGCGATCTTGATAAGGGTACTTCTTCACAGCAGCCAGTTGGAGGCTTTATCGGTAGAGCCGTGATGACAGGCCGAAGTAAGATTAAGGAAGAGATGGCTAATTTCTGGAAGGCAGATTATTAAATGGCTCTTGAAGAAATTGGTGTAGTCCTAACAGCCGAGGGCGTGCCAGTTATTAAGAGGGATCTTGATAATTTGGCTGGTTCTGCCAGAACTACAGGTTTAGCCCTTAATCAACTTAAGAATGCAGTTGACGAGCTCAAGAGACTACAACTTCCTGGTAATCTTAAGAGTGAAATAGATCGCGTCGCTGGGGCACTTAATACTATCAAAAGTCTAAAGGGTAGTGCTTCAAGTGTCTTTGCCGGTATCGGAGCTGGCTCCGCTAATATTAGAACAGCTCAAACTGCCATAGAGAATCTAGCAGGTAGCTTTGCTGCGATTGAAATCGGCTCCGGTCGTGCTCTACCTAAAGCTGTAGCAGGTATTAATACCCTTCGTAATGAAGTCACTAAAGTTGCCACAGTTCTTGCAAGTCGAGAAATAGCTAATATCGGAAATCCATTTACTCAGCTTTCAACTGGTATCGGTAGAGCTGGTTCAGCCTTCCAATCTTTTACCAAGCAATTAACAGCTGACGACATTAGCCGCGCACGGGCGGGTATCGACAAGCTCGCAATGAGCTTTGCTAAGACCGAGATTGCAACAGGTCGAGCGAATCCAAAGGCTGTAGATTATATTCGGACACTTCGAACTAATCTTAATACACTCGCCACGGGACTCGCAGAAAGAGAGATTGCTTCGCTCGGTAAGGGTATGTCTGCCCTTGCACCGACCACGATCCAGGCTGGTACGGCTTACAAGAATTTTGTCAATACAGTTTCCTCCGCTAACGGTCCATTGTGGCATCAAGTCGGTGTAATGCAGCAGCTCACAGGTAGTACGACCCAGGCTAGAGCTGCTACAGTTACCAATACTGCTGCTACACAAGCAGCTGCACAAGTAGCCCAGACCTATACTCGGGCACAAGTTCAACAAATTCTTAATCAGCGCCAAGCAGCACAGGCTACGAACCTTGCAGCACAAGCTGGTCAGACCTTTACTAGACAGCAAGTTCAGCAGATTCTAGGCCTAAGGGCAGCGGGAGCTGCGGCAGCTGCTACTGCTACCTCCTTCGGAGGTTTGCTCGGATCTATTTTCAATCTCCGTAATGCATTCATGTTCATTATCGGTCAGGAGGCACTCAGCAGTCTCCGTAAGTATATAGATCAATGGATTGGTTACGAGAACAATATCAAGTTGAGTACAAGGTCGACTGCCGAAGCTGCTGTTGTGGAAGATAGATTGTTTGAGGCCGCCCAAAAGACTCGTATGTCTATGGAGACGGCAATTCCTCTTTATCGTCGTCTTGCACAGGCTCAAGTAGACCTCGGTGCCACTCAGAATCAGATGATTAAGCTGACCGAGGGTGTCGGTATGGCTCTGGCAATTCAGGGCACGTCCGTCGATGCCGCTCGAGGAGCCTTACTCCAATTAGGGCAGTTGCTCGGTATGGCAAGAGTTCGTGCCCAGGAGTTTA